TCTGCAACAAACTTACGAACAAACCACTTGAAATCTTTCTGGAATACACCTTCACCAGAGATGCAGAAATAATCGCATAATGCATTAAGGCGAGATTTTGTGGTGTTGGATTGCCAACCGCCATCGAAAATGGTCATGTCGTTATCAGAAACCTCAGCAATCTTATTGCCGTGGAGTCGCACAACAGAAACGCCAGTTTCAGGGTCAAAATGCACAGAAGTGTTAGCAGATTGCCAGTCGATGTTAGACTGAATGGCGCGGCACATTTGTTGTTCGATCTTACGCATGATGAGAGAAGAGAAGAGAGTTAAAGAGCGTGGCGGGTGCTGTCCCCTCCACTTCTATAAGATAAGCGATTTTGGGGCATTTCACAAGGGGGTGTGTGCCACCTTGCTGACTGTCCTCACTGCCACCCCGTTGCCTCGCTAGGTTCGCTAATGTCTACACCGTACCAAAAATCTTTCCAGTCTTTATCATCAGCATCAGAAATGTTGCTCTTGAAATAGTTCATTGCCTCATCCTCAGTGATATATTTGCGAGCAAATTCTGCTGTCTCTTTCTTATCACCATTGAAATGCAAATCTTCAATCTCTGCCAAACATTCGTCGTCAGTATAATTTAAGGTCTCATGATACATGTAGGAAAATACAGTTTCCATGAGATCATCTACGCTCATGTTGTTAACAACCTCATTGCAATATGCCTCCATCAAATCATTACGACGCTCGGGATCAATGTAACGCATGGGATCAGAAAGGGATTGAAGATTGTGGATGAAGTGTTTAATAGCAGACATAATCACATGCCATTCATAAACTCGTGAATTGCTTCATTATATTCTTCTTCGGTCTGATATGTGCGACCGTGAATAGTATAAGGAAAGGTTTTCTTTTGAAACATCGTAGAAGCAGTTTCTACATCTTTTCGATCATAACCCATCTCGACAAGATTTTCGACATAGGGATTGTGAATTGCCATAAGTTGTTTGTCTAATTGAAGTGCGAAAGTACAGGGGTCAGTAAACATCAGTCGTCAAGATTTTGGGTAGCGTCCCACATATCGTAGAACAAATCCCATGCGGGACCGTCTGCAACAAAGGAGGAACATTCTGCCTGGTCGCAGATCCAATCGTATGCCATATCGATGTCGGCGTTCATATCGTAGACATATTCTTGCAGTCCTTGAATTGCACTAATGAAGGCAGGATCTTGCACGAGTGAGATATATTTTTTGCCCTGGTCGTTGGTGACGGTGATGGGCATGGCGTTTGTTCCTTTGTTGTTCATACCAGTATGATGGCACGGATTTGGGGAAAATGCAAGTGGGGTTGGTCCACCTTGCTGACTGTCACATCTGGTCGATGGCACGCTCTAATTGTTCGTTACGCTCTTTAATGAGTTCAACCATGCTGGAGTTCATTAACTCGATGCCAAAATTAACACCGAGAAGAACAATGATAGCAGCAAAGAAAATACGCATGATGTTAATGAAAGGGTGAATGAGTTAGTAAGAATTAACCGCCGAACATTTCATCGAAGAGATCTTCAGACTCTTGCAATTCTGCATAGCGATCGAGTTCATCACGCATTGCAATCAGTGATGCTTGCTTCATCTGAATTTTGGACAATTCCTCGTTAATGTAATGCAAACGAGTGTTAATTTGGCAACGGTCCATACCACCGACGGTGGGCATATCGTAGGCAGTTCCGTTGATGATTCGTGGTTGCATTTCGACAGTCATTGATCTCCTTTGTTTTGTTAAACATAGTATGGCATGAAAATGGGGCGACCGCAATCGCCCCTGTGCCAGTTATTCTGCCGTCCCTGCATCGGGTGGCGTGTGCTCATTCTCGCGATTATAATCTAGAGAACCAGGTTCGGGCAGAATATCATAATCAATGGATGAAACTGCCCATCCTGTACGCTCACTAATTGCGTCGGCAATATCATCTTCTGATGATACTGTCCAAAGAGAATTTACTGTCTCTTCGATAACAAATTTCTGAAACTTTTCTGGCAGTTCTCCTTCACCATCGGTAAAGTCGAACTCTACATTTAGAATTTGAAGAAGCATGATTGTTAGAGATTAAGAGCGAATTAGTCCTTCAAGTTGGTTAATGACTGGTTCGAGATCTTTAATCTCAGCATCACTGAGATCGATGTACATTTGTTCGTAGCACCACAACAAAGTATCCGCCTGAGTTTTAGTAATCTCGACAGAACTTTGGATCAGATTTGTCATCGTTGAGTGAAATGTGTGAATGGGACTATTATAATTTAGATAAACTCGAAAAGCAAGTAGTCTATGTCAATGTTGAGTTTTTCACATTGATCTTCAAACTCTTGCATAGATTCTTCATCAGTCTCAAGAATGTGATAGTCAGTTTCAATGGTCACAGTTTGCGAGTTCACAGTTTCAGATCCTCCAATGATTGTTGCATAGTTACACCGCGTTCAGCAAATGCATCCGCTACTATACCACAAAGGGCAGTAACTTCAAAATCGGAGAGATCCCACAACTCTCCACAGATTTCGATCTGTTCTTGAATATCTTGTGAGATTTGTAGCAGTTGAATAGTGTTCATGATGATAAGATCAGCAAGATGCGGGCATGTATTGTTGAGGTTCAGTCAGAAAATCTGTGACCTCATAACCATGAATATCGAGACGAGAATTGCAAGTTTCGATCATCTCTTTTTTAGAGAAAAGACGCATAGACTGAGTGTCACCTTTGAACTTCAAAGTGTAGACAAACTTATCAGTCAAAATCGCATGGGGGCGAAACTCGACAACCATGGAATGACGCTTTGAAGAAAGTTGCATTTGCTCTGTTCCTTTGACTCTTATAGTATGGCACCTCAGACGGTGCTTTGGGGCGATTGGTGGACAGTGCTAGAACTGGACTAGTTTGGTGCTGCTGATCGCTAGCAGGAAACCTAACATGATAACCACATCCCACGATTTAGTTCTTATAAAGAATGGGATGGAGATTGCATCAGCAATAAAGTGCATAACCACACCAAATGTGACGCTGACATGTAGAACAACGAAATAGGCAGTTACGACCATGAATGATCCAATAATTCTGCCTATTGTGTCCAATTTCATCCTATTTCCCTCCTAATGTTCTTTTCAATTTCTTTTAACCAACGCGCCTTACCTGGCGTCTTAGATGTCACCACAACGGCACGATTTGGTCCATGCCAAGTATAGTGACTGCCGACACGATGTAAGACAAAATCATAGGATTTCATCAGTTTTCTGAGATCTTTGTCAATCTTAGTAGACATAATCAAAAGGGGCAAGTCCATGTTTCATACTGTTTCATCGTGATGTAACCATCGCGGCACAGCATATCGGTGAACAATCCCCAAGCGTAACGCATTGCGGGTTTGTCGTTAAGACCTTCGGGCACAGATACGGCGAGAAAATGTGCCTTTGCCTCTCGTTTGGTCATGGTCTTGGTCATTAGGGCGTCTCCCTTGGTTACCTCCATAGTATAAGACCCCACCGATCAGATCGGTAGGGTCCCTAGTCCAGTTCGTGAACTGGTTGCTTTCTCTAACTTTTTGCAGATATTTAAGGCAGACTGATAGTTACGGCAGGTCTTATATTGACTGCCATTGTGTATAACAACGAATTTTCTGCTATTCGCGACGGGAACAGCGGCAACGGTGCCATCCTTGCTCACATAACCAGAAAAAGGGTTTTTAGCATCTAAGATGGCAGGATTTGCTGAATACCACTCATTATAGTTCAATATGTGTCAACGCGAATGATCTGAATGTTCTGCCCATATTGTTCTTTTACAACACGACGGGCAGCATCAGGATTTTGAGCATTGATTGTCACTGTCTGATGACCAAGATCGCTACGATAGATCATAACATCTTGACGACGAGCATTACCAAAGAGCATGATGATTAGCGGGGAGTTACTTCAGTCAGAATCCGTTCGATTCTAGCATTTGGCACCTCAGATAGCAAGATTGACTCTGCATCTGTATTTTTAGGTGCATAGATGGTCTTTTCTAGTGTATCACCTGTGCCATCTAATTTGTAGGTGATATGATGCCTAAACGCCATTATTCTACAGGGGGAACAGTGGTAACAATGGATTCCACTGTAAGATCACCTAACTCTCTGCGGAGCAGTCTTTCACCCTTTGTAGGTGTGCTGGCGAGAACATCTCTAGTTGCCTGAACACCATCCTTACGGTAGGTGATTCTCTGAACATACTGGGACATTGTACTTACTTATGCGAATGAATGTGCGGGGAGACCATCAACGAAGATAAGATCAATAACTTTCTGCAAACGATTGCGAGTGGCAATAGACTGCTTACCATGAATAGGTACGGTCACAACACCATGCGATTTACGATAGAGGTTGTATTGACCAGCAGGGATTTTGCCATCAGCAATATCTTTTGCATCATCTTTATGTAGGCGAATTACACGCCCGATGGTCTGTGCCATCTCAATGACAGGCAAATTACGCAGCAGAATAGTATGAGTCAGACCAGGAACATTGATGCCCTCGGAGAGAATAGAATAGTGGAAGATGATGAACTTTTTGTCATCATCTTTGCCCCACTCTTGCAAGGTCTTGAAGAATACATCGCGACCGACTTTCTTGTCATTGACATATGCACCATGCTTAGATGTGATGTGCAAAATATCATAACCACGCTCACGCAAACAGTCAATAATGTCGCTGTTGCTGAGCATACGCCAGAGCACACGAGTGTTAGGGGCAGCAACAAGAACTTTAGCAGACTGCTGTTCATCGAGATCCTCAATAATATCGAGAACAACATCACGATCTACATCATGTGCATTGTGCTTAGTGCGAACATGTTCTGTCTCGTGAACAACAAGTTGCGGAGGAATGATGCTGCCGTTCTCTACAAGTTCGGGAGCAGGTACATTCATGAGAGTATCACCGAACACGATCTTATTGTTCATGCCACGAGCATAAGGATCGCGAGAATACTTAGGAGTGGCAGTAAAGAAGAACGCATTATCTGCTGACATAGATGTAGCAGCAACACCAACAAAGTGTTGCTTATTGGTAGCATTGTGCGCTTCGTCACAATACAGAACATCGATACTGATACCACTGTCAACAATACGCGGGAGCGAATGATATGTGGTAAAGATAATCTGATGCTGCGGAAGATTGCGATACTTTGTAACCCAGTTGCTGATATACTGAGGACGAGTAGAAGAATCGTACACAGTATCGCCACTGTGAACATGCAGAATGTTGAAGTTATTCTTGAACGCTAGTTCTAACTTTGGTTCTACATATTCTACAAACTCGCTGCACAACTGGTTAGCAAGAAGCAAACGCGGAGCAACAACGACAACGGTCATTGCTTTGTCTGCATCGATAAGTCGGCGGGCACAATCTTCCATCATGATGATAGTTTTGCCGCCACCTGTAGGAACATACACGCAACCTTTCTGCGACTCTTGAAGAACATCAAGAGCACGGGACTGGTGGGAGCGGAACTGAATCATGCTGTCTGTCGCTTGTGATCATATTATAGGGCAAAACCGCGCACCAGGTCAACCCAGTGTGCGGTTTCTCATCTGTCCTTCTTCTTTCTATTATATTCTATCGTATATTCTTCCCATTCTTCATCTCTTGTAGAGATAGTTCTATGTCTAATCTTGTAATCTATGTTGCCTAGTTTCTGTCCTAGTGTATGCAACTGCCATGCAATCTCATTATCATCTCTAGCGTTACTCATTTGAGCGCCATTCCTTACGCATCCTGATATATGTAGGGTCTTTTGCTACTAAATCGCGCACAGTCTTAAATATATTCGCGCAATGTGCCTTTTCGCAGGTCAAAGCATCAGGATCTTGCGGCAATACTTCCGCACCACCACGATCACCAGTGTGATAATACGGTGGTTTTGTCTTATATTTGCGACCAGACTTGTGATTAGCGTAGCGTCTAGATCTTGTGAATCCCATTTCTAAGAACTTGCGACACATATCCATGCCGATGAAGTCCTCATGCTCACGAAAATGGCAATACATGTTATGAATTGCGCGTGATGATTGTTCTGCTACAGGAACAGTTCTGAATCTCCAATGAGCACGAATAGCGTCTGTATAAGGGCGAACCAATAAAACCCCTTGTTCTCCCCTTCCAATACGATAAAGTTTGCGAGTTTCTTCATCTGTAAAGTCAAGAGATTTGTAGTCCAGATCATAATCAAACTCTTTCATAGTAGTACAGAGCGAGTGGGGAACCATCCAGTGCTACACAACATTTTAGTGTCTGCTGTATTGTCTTGCCGCTCACCTGGTGTCAGTTCTTTAACTGGCAGGTGTGACATACCCATCTTATTTGCCAACTCTTTTACACTAACTGAAATGCCTGTACCGACTGAAATAGGACCTCTAATCTTGTGGGCAGCAAGATAACGAATGGCACGACATACATCATCAACATGAATCCAATCTCTCGTATGGTTGGTGACATAAGTTGCGGTCTTATCCTCCAACATTCTATACATCATGTCTGGACGACTATTCTCACCATATACTGTCGTCAATCTCAATCCAATGGAGTTAGGCGGTGCCATAATTTCATTGATCCATTTAGTCATTGCATACGGATTCTCCCAGTATTCACCATCTACAGCACTAGATGATGCATAGATCAACAGCGTGTCAGTTTCTCTACACCAGTCGAACAGTTTCCGTGCCTTCTCTACATTATTCTCATAGAATTTGTGTGGATCATCTAAACTCTCTCGAATGTTAGCAAATGCTGCCAGATGGATGACAAGATCATAGTCACCACGATTGTAATCATGACGATCAAAATCTGCAAGATCATCAGGAAAGTCAATTCCATCAACATTTACTGCACCAAATGTTTCTTGCCAGTCAGCATATACATGCCTACCGATAAAACCTTTGTGACCAGTAACTAATACTTTCATGGGTGTGCGTTCTTCAATGTTGTGAGTAAATGCATGTTGCCGTGGAAATAACCAGCAACAATAATACTAATACCAAATAGAAAACATGCCACCAGTGATAGTACGAGTGGAATGGTAGGATTAGTGGGCGAGTTCGTAGAGTTCGTCGAGGATTTTTTTGAGGTCATCGTATCTCTTAGTGTTCATATGTTGCAATGCTTGCACTTGTTCCCTACGAACGATTGCTTCAACTTCTTGCCATTGTTGTTGAGTCATTGAAAACCTTTTCCCTGTTGTTTAATGTCTAGGACTTCGATATGTGATAGAAACTGTGAGGGTTTCTGAAACCAGATAGAGTTTGCCAAATCCCAACTATCTACGACGACTGACTCACCATTTCGCATCACAATTTTGTAGTGATGTCTATCATAAGGTGCATCAGATGTCTGATTAAAATAGCGTGAATCTGTTGGTTCAATAAGTTGAGTCATTGCTGATCAATGTCACTTTGGGTTTTCTATCTACAGAGACAATTATACCATCACAAAGCGTAATCTTGATAGATGGAAACGGTGCATAGTAACAGTCCCATTTTGCAGGATAACACTCAATGGTCTTAGTAATTTCAACAGGTGATACTCTACCATGATTACCATTGGCATAGTAGTGAGTAAAATCAGCAGTATAATCCTGTGTGCCAGAGTAATCAATCTCGAATAGTCTGCCTGCTGGGTCTATCCAATACTCACACATCAAACATACAAGATCTTTAGTCTGTAGGTCTTTATTCCAAAGACCAGGACCAAGATCGTATGATGATCTAACAGTGTCGAATAGTCCCATTATTGATAAATGTGAAACATCATACCATGATAACCTGAATTGTATTTTTTACCAGAACCTTTCATCTGGAGATGAAACAATTTGTCACCTTTGGCAGTACGGAACTCCAAAGTTGTCTTATTTAGTTTCCACTCTCCACCTGCACATTGCTCTGCAAGGTCATCAATCTCGATGAACTTAATGTCGTTGGTTTTCTTGTTACGCCAGATCATTTTGGTGACAGGCATACCATCGTTGAGACCATGACGCACGATAACATCAAAAATACGGTTCTTATTGGCGTTCATAAAGTCCAGGAAGGCGTCCTTAACTGGTTGTGGGATATTGTTAGCGTAGACGCGATTCTGACGCTTCTCAGCGTCACTCAGAGGGAGGTCTTTATGCTTAAGATGAACCAGAGACATACCAAGATTGTTAGGCACACCGAAGAACAGACGGATAAACAGAGCAGGAAGAGTATCCTGAAGGTTGAAATACTCGATGAACTTACGCGAAGAAAGTAGTGCCACCTGGGTGTGATTCTTGCTGACATTCTTGACAGAATAGGCAGTGCAAGACTCATTGTCGTAGATGTCAACTTTGGTATCTGGGCGACCGTTGGTAACATGATCTCCACCGAACATTTCATTCATCAATGTAGGCAGATCTCGTTCGAGTTGGTGACCCTCTGCCTTGGCAAGTCTGCCTGCTTCAATAGCGTTCATGTGTGTCCTGTTGATACTCATATTATAACGGTCTCTCAGACCCTTGTCAGATCTCCTGTGACAGTTCTCCATGTGGTTCAGGGCATACAATCATCGGCGAGGTTATTGGATACCTCTCAGCGTATTCTACGCCCATGCCATATACCATCTCTGCAAAGTCTCGATAGTTTCTAACAAAGGAGTTCAAAGATCCCACCTCTTTTTCTAACTCATGCAGCACTGCTTTGCGCTTTAGATCATCATCATAAGAGACTCTCTGCCATAGTTCATCAGTAAATGACTCTTTCTTATTGTTCTTATATACATCAGGATCGTTCAGATATTGTTTAGCAATAGACTTTGTTCTCCTCCAGAATGGAGTATCATATATCGACCCAAAGTGATAGATCCATGCAAGATTCTTGATCCAATCATCAACCATCTCATTATAATACCATTCATTCAGTTCATCTGTCCCATGCACATGCATATGTCCCCGACATGCATATTCTACCATTTCATCTGATGCTTTATCATAATATGCACCAGCAAAACTTTCTAATGGTTCAAGAAATCCTAGCGCATTGCCATTCTTAGCATATCTGCCGCTGGGATGTACCATGTATGCAGATAGTTTCTGCTCCCATTCAATCTTTCTGTAGTCAATATCATCGCGTTTGATGATAGTCTTAAAATCTTCTAATGCTTCCTCTTCTGTTGTAATCGTAGAGTCATAGCAATATCCCCAGGTGCGTCTGTTCTTCAATGGTATACCGAACATCCACCCATTCTTATGAGCATATGTAATTGTATAGTCCCAATCTGCTGGTTCAGGTAACCTGACAGCAAGACATGTATTGACAGTAGGGAATGGGATATCGAAGTAACTATCTTGGTCTAGTAATGATTTACCAGAGCAATCGATGACAAAATCATATCTCTCACCGTTGAGATACATGCCAAAGTTTGTAATACTAACATCAGTAATCTTCTGATCTAATAGTGTGAAGTCGTAAGTATTCTCTGGCAAACATTCTAAGAAATGCTTACTAAACTTGTATGTGTCAAAGTGAATACCATGATAATGAAAGTCTAACCAGTGTATAAAATTCTGCTTATCTCCCCATCCAATAAACTTATTTCCATACTTAACTGTGGCATCAAATGCTTGCTGAGCATGGTAAATGCTCAGATTAGTTGTATGTGAAATCTGTGATGGTAGATCAGGTGTAGTAGACTCACCAATACCAAATATGGGAGAGGATGAGTCATAAATCCAGACTATTTCAACCTCTCCAGGATCTCTTTCGTCAATCAATCGCAGGAGACAGTTAATACCAACCACTCCTGCACCAATAACAGCAATTTTCCTCATTTAGAAATAATCGTAACCAATAGTGCCAAACTTTTCGGGAGGATGAACTGTTTCAAGACCAGTCAAATACTTCGCCCATGGTGCATTTAGACCCTTTGCAAGATCGAAGAATAAGCAATAATCACTCATCACAATTAGAGGCATCTTACTAATTCTACCACCAGCATCTTCTACCTCATCATTTTGATCTAATATCTGCATATATTCTTTCTGTCCCCACTTTTCACTGAGAACTTCATCTAACCATTCTTTACCAGGGAAGAACGCAGGATGCAAAAATGCGGGACCTTTGAGGAACTCCCGCGCAAGTTCCTTACCATTCTTCCAAAATGCGGTCTTAGGTTTCGCACCTAGATGATACAAGAACGCCATATAACCCATGTAAGAGTCATTTAGCGCATCAGTAAAATCCATTTGGATCTCTTCGAGCACTTGAACTTTGTCCTGTTCCGCAGCTCTATACAGATATTCGTCGATGAAGTTAGCAAATAACTGTGTGAGTTCATGATGTACACCACCGAGAGGATCTGCCTGAACTGCGGCAGCACCATTTCTGATATATCTTCCGCCGTACTCAATCAAATATGCGGATGTTGATGGATTGTATTCAATCTTGTCCCACTTATATGATTTTAGATCTTCATCTGGGAAGAATGTTTGCATGTCAGCAAAGATCTCATTCTCATCATGATCCTTTCTCTTGAAATTATAAGACCAAATTTGCTTATCTTGATATGGCATACCAGTGATATGTCCATACTTAGCAGCAACTTCCATCGTATAATCCCAATCACCTGGTAATGGTCTTTCTACGACGAGAGCAGTATCTACAAGACAGAATTTTGGTTCGCCATATGAACCAGGATCATACAGTGGTTCTTTATCAGTGCAGTCAATTACATAGTCATACTTAACACCATTGACAACACATCCATCTTCTTCAACAGCAAATCCATCAATCTTTTGCTCTACAATACTTACACCATATCCCCATGCCTTTGCACCCTCTTTCAATAATCTCGCTCTGAGGGCAACAATATCAAAGTGTGCGCCAAGTTGATGATTATATGTGGCAAAGAAATTCTTCTTGCCTGCACCCCATCCAACAAACTTATATCCAGCACTATCAGTAGAATTTGCATATTTCATCAAATATCTACGAGGTAGATTCAATACCTCAACCAGTTCATCAAAATATGCTGGATTTGTGCCAGACAGCATATAATTATTGACCTTATCAGGGTCATGAATCAGAGTATATTCATCATCTCCATATTCTTCATGGAAGGCATTTCGTGCCTTCACCATGGATGCCAACTGCACTAATCCACCAGGAGACATGCCAACAACAGCAATCTTTCTGCCCATTACAGATTCTCTATAAGACTTACTGGTGTATTTATCAAACCCTACAAAGGTATTCTACTTAGAATCCCAGGATTTGTCAACCGTGATGTTAGCAAGACGAAACTCATCGTCCACAAACTTAAGCGCAGCGTTGTTTTTGCTGACAACATAACCCTCAGGAGTTGTGGGTTTCTTACCGATGAAAGTCTTGATTGCACCACCTTTGTTGAGTTGTGCAATGATCATCTTCTTAGCATCACGAATAGACAGATATGATGCGATGATGTGATACAGATGCTTATTGTTCTTCATGAGGAACTTAACACCTTGGGTACGCAGATTGTCATACCTGTCACGAGTCTTCTGCTGTTTCTTAGTATCACGCTCAGTATTCATGGTCTCGATATAGAATTTGATGAAATCTTGTACGAGACGATCAGTATTGTGCAGATTGCGACCAGCACGAATACGCTGATTGAAGAATCTCTTGAGCAGCAGGTGCATAACACCATGCTGATTCATAACATCGAGAAACTTAGAACATTGCTTTAGCGAACCTTCTGCCCTGTTGATGTATGCATTGAGTTTTGCACTTTCAGCAGGAGAATATAGAGAAGGGATACTGGCAGCGTGATAATTCGCATCGGCAACGAAACAATCTTCAGTGCTCTGAAAAACTGGTGCTCTGTTGCTAAATACCGCCTTACAATCTTGTAGTGAATCGCCTTTATATACCGTATGAAAGACAATCCCAACCTGTGCTGCGCGAACCTGAGCACCGACACTGGAATGATGATGAACAGCGTAAGTAATGGTATTAGGAGTAAAACAAGTAACTCGATTTCCACCGATAATGCCTGATCTCTGATCTCCCGCAGTGAAGAGTAGGTCACCTTGAATAATACCCGTGATGTTGAGTTGTGGTAAGTATTGAAGGCAGACCTTAAGTTTATCTGCGAGAGCACCTTTGTAGAAACGATCTACATCAGTGTCGTCATAACAGACTTTAGGTGTTACCTTATTGAACACAGACTTAGTGCCCACAAAAAACCTCTGTGTCTGAGGATCTGTGCCGCAAATGATAGCAGGAGCACCATCCCACTTCGTAGTGATAGAAATGTCGGACGATTTGCCGCTCAACATGTCATTGAACGAACGCAAAAAAGAGACGACATTGAACCCACCAGCGGTGCCGCTGTTGAGGATGTCGTCTTCCAGGTGCTCTAGGTGTGTGTTCTTCATGCCTTTATTATAGCAGCGCGAGACCGCTGCGCCAGCGGGTGTGTGCCACTAGTCTCGCTGTCTCCAGTCGTCTGGTTTATCTCTTTGAAACCAGTCTACGATTTCATCCGCTGATTCAAACCCCGTTCTATGATTGGATGGGTCGGGGTCACCTAATCCCATCCTATTCATAAAATCATCCATACTACCCTCCTGCATATCAGGATTCGCTGCTTGTCTTCGTGCTTTCCGTAACCATTCACGGGCAGTTGTATTTGCCTTAGACAATTTCTCCGCCCAGATCATATCTTCTAACTTTACATCTTCACCGTTAGCAATACATTTGCAGATAAATTCTAGTCTGAGGCGGTATTGGGTAGACAGCATCTGTTACTCCCGCAGTTTTAATTCTAAATCTTCGAGTCTGTGGTACTCTTCATGTGCCGCATCTTGCCGCGCACACACTATATTTAGGATGTCCTTCATGATGACATCGTTGTCAACATAGTCGTCCAGATACTTATCCAGTGCTTCTTTTAGATACCTGTATCTGTGCCACTCTGGTGAATAAGGTTTGTACATAATGAGGGATGATGATATTTTATTTATCACCTAAATGCGGGTCCACATAACCATACTACCAGACTTCTGCGTACTCCCGCAGTAACAGGTGTTACCTGATGTAGTCTATAACTTGGAAAAACTGTGACCAATCCTTGTGACTTAGCAATCTTACTATGCTGTGTAGCATGAACTTCTAAGTCACCACCCTCATATTCACTTGGATCAGAGAGTTGGACTACAATACTCAACTTTCTTGGAGGATCTCCTGATCGCATACCATTATCAATATGCCAACCATAGAAGTCCCCGTCTTCATTGTATCGAGTATATTGTAGATCCTCATAGAATCCATTTAGGTCAAAACGCCAAAACATACCATTGATGTCGTTGGCGATTTTACCCAGTCTAGCATAAATCCACTCAGATGTCTCATTCAATTCTATCCATGAGTTCTTAGACTTACGAATAGAATTTGACACCTTCTGATCATCGTTGGTATCTCCAACGATAGAATCTATGGCATTTAGGGATTCACCTAGAGCAATGATACGCTCACACTCTTCTTTAGTGAACCCATCTTCGTATACTTCAAAGTCAACATCATCCCAGGTGGGTGATGGAGGTATAGGATAAACAGACATTCAAATCAATACAATACTCTAATATCTCCTGTGCCGCCAGGTTGGTTAGGACCGTTAATTACTGTGTAGTTAGAACCATTTACACCACGACCAGCGGCACCACCAGAACCAGATCTAGATGCAGGTTGTCCAGGCATACCCCAGTCTCCACCATCACCACCTTTAGTGCCAGGTTGACCAGGTTGACCAGAACCACCAGGGGTGCCAGGTTGTCCAGGTTGCCCGCTACCACCTTTACCACCAGGTTGTCCAGGTTGTCCAGGAGAACCAGGGGTTCCAGGTGTGCCAGGAGTACCAGCACCACAACCAGCAGGAGTACCAGGTTGACCTGAACCACCGCCACCGCCACCTGATCCAGGACCACCAGGTTGTCCACCACCACCAGGAGTGCCGCTACCAGCAGGTGTGCCAGGTTGTCCAGGTGTGCCAGGAGTACCAGCAGAACCACCTAAGAGAGTGGTCTTATTGTTCCACCCTCTACCGTCTGCACCATAACCCTTAACACCACCAGTTCCGCCGCCACCATTAGTACCAGCGGAACCGCCCTGACCGCCACCGCCGCCAGCACCACCGCCACCACCAGATCCGCCGCCGCCTCCGCCGCCGCCTGATCCGCCAGATCCACCAGAGCAGTAAGTTCTCTGCTGTTTTGAATTATTGACTGTTCTCCTCTCTTGGAATTTGTTCTGATATTCTTTTCTTCTTCTCTTTCTACCTCTACCCCACCAACCTCTTCTACTCCGTCTTTCCTGTCTTCTAGATTGGTCAACAGTTCTTCTCTGCTGATAAGACCATTTCTTTGTTGATCTCTGTTGTCCACCACTACCAGGTTGACCAGGTTGTCCACTACCACCAGGAGATCCAGGAGATCCGTTAGAACCTTTGCTACCAGGAGAACCAGGTGATCCAGAGGCAGCACCAGTACCAGGAGATCCGTTAGAACCGTCAGCGCCATCGGCACCACCGCCACCGCCACCATAAATTCTAGATGTGCTACCTTCGCACTCTACATATACAACACGGGAAGCAGGAGCGCCAGGGTTAGCAACATTAACTGCGTGTCCACCAGGTTGACCAGGATTACCTGTTCCAGGATTTTTTTGACCACCAGCACCATATACACCATACGATGATGGTGAATTGTGTACATATACATTCAGGTTAGATGATGCAGAACTTGCAATAGATACTGCTGGTTGACTTACCTGCTCAGACTTCATTCTACCACGAACTCTGAGATACTTCGTGATATTCTTATTAAGATTAGAGTTCCAGTTTACTGCTACTGGTGAACCACCAGCAGGAGAAAGTGTGCCGATATCAAATCTATCTTCTTCGGTGTTGGGATCTTGTTCTAGAACATATTCTTGAATCACCCCTCTGACATCTTGAGGAGATAATGCTCCAGTTGTACCTACACCAATATTCTCAGTAGCATCTAAAACATATGGTAGGTGTGCCTGACCAGTAGATGATGGATATTTTCCTGTATTAAAATCATATGGCGCATCAAGATCAGTTACTCGATGCAACTCACGAGCAGAGATTGATGCTGTAGTGTCACCAATCGCTGCCCTGATCTCACCGAATGAGATTTGAGTACCTGCAGAACCATTTAATAATGTCTGCGTAGTATTTGACCAATCGTTATATGCCATATCTTATCAAGTTAATGTTAGATCTACAGAACCGACGCCAGTAACAGTAATAGTTAGCGTAGATCCATTGACGGACATTGAGATGCCACTAGTAGCACTACCGACCAGAGATCTCCAGATGTTGTCACCACCAAAGACTTGGAATTGCTCATGCTGAATATTATACACTAAGTTGGATGTAGACCATCCAGGAGGGAATTCGGGTGGATTGATAGGTGCCTCAGTATTGTCTCTATAATTTTCAGAGTCAACAATGCGCCCTTGGAATCCTCTCTCTTCCATGATATCGAAACCGAGATCGGTCGTAAGACCAATCGCTTGGTCATCATCAAAATAAACAGTGAACTCGTGGTCTAGAGAGTTATAGTATATAGAACCTTCACGATCACCTTGGACATCCATGCCTCCATTATCTATTGAGTTAGCAAATTTAGAGTGTGGCAGAATCAATGGAGATTGTGCCATTCTCATATCAAATGCACACTGGGGATTGACAGTATTAAATCCAACTCGGATATCTGCCGTAGCACCAATGCCAGCAGTAGTTCCACCAAGACCAGTATTTCCACCAAAGAAAATAGTATCTTTATAGATCTCTACACGGTTACTCGTAGAAACTAATGTAGTTCCAATACCAACACTAGTCTCAAAGATTGCCTGAGTATCAATTAGTTCACCAGTGGTATCATCCCTATTCATGCCAACATAGAAATTGACATTAGATGCTCTATCACCACTGGTAGAACCAATACCAACACCAGTTTTCTCAGATACCCACAATTCTGATGGACTTTCTAATGCGATACCCTCAGTAATAGGACGGGCATCGGTATTAACACCAATATATGTTGCATTGATGAATGTGCCGTTGCCTCCACTGACAATGATATCTTGGAATGTACTAACACCAGTATTTGCAAAAATTGATCTGGCAGAAATAATACCTGTCGGACCATTGATTTCAATTATATTCGATGTAATGATACCACTACCACTAACGAGTAAGTCACCAGCAACTTTCAGTGTGGTTACATCTGCTTCCTGAATTGTAGAAACACCAAGAACTCGCTGATTAGTAACTATAGACTCGACACCATTTACATATGTACCAGTAAGCGTACCACCAACAGAAACAAGTCCATTGAGAGAAGAAACACCATCTACACTAATGTTGCTTTCAAAATCAGTTTGTCCTGTAAATTCAGATGTACCAGTTACAGACAGAGCAGCACCAACATTCAATGTATTAACATCAAAGTCAGATACTGACAGGTCACCAATAATACTACCACCCAGTGAAATGTTACCACCGAGGGTCATATTATCCGATACAGTCAGGTCACCGACCATTCTAACTGTACCAATGAAACCAGCAGCATCACCACTGATAGCAACTGTGTTACCTACACCAATAAATTGATCTACATAAACAGCACCACCAAGAGTAGAAATACCAGTGCTTCTTAAGAATGTGTTGTTTAATCCAGGGATGTCTACAGAATCAACCTGAATTGAGGGATCGCCCAGCAAACTATATGCAGTCTGAGCACCAACAGCAGTGGATGCAGTACCACTAAATGTTGTGGCAGTAATAATACCACCCTCACCAACAACACCACCACTAATTTGTAGTGTTCCGAAACTTGTGATGCCAGTAAAGTTACCACCTACACCATAAACATTTCTTACAGTGATATCGGGAGAATCAGTCAGACCTGCTGCAACAACAGATCTAATTGCGTTTGTAATCGTACCAATGAAACTAGGAGCAGAGATACTCTTAGTTGCATTAACTGTTGAGATACCAAGAACACCAGTAGCAGTAATGTTGCCTTGGTTAGCATTACCTCGAACCGTAATATTTTTTGCTTCTACACCTTCAAATGTAGCGATGCCACTCTTGGCATCCATATAAATTTCATATCCTACACCAAAGTCGGCACCATCTCGGGTCTGTTCGGTGCCTACTCCAACATCATATAGTGCATAGATTGTACTACCTGCTCCAGGATTTACCCATACAGATACAGGAAGATTGCTTAATGTTGAACCATCACCATAATACTGTGCAGCAGAAACTACACCTGCCAAAGTAACAGTGAAACCTGTAGATCCAACACCTACTTGAAAGTCTGCTTCTGGTACGGTAGTTCCAATACCAACCGAATATCCAGCAGCAACATTAACATTACCGTAGTAAGTTGTGTATCCTACTACATTTAGATTATTTAACTCAGTGTTGCCATCGGCAACAACATTACCACGAACATCTAACTCTTGTCTAGGTATGGTACTGCCAATACCCACCAGACCGTTATTAGAGATGAGATCATCGGTGTTTACCTGAATCCCATCTCTAAAGTTAATAACTGTCTTATAATTGCTAGGCATTATCTGTAGTTAAATGAGACCCTTTTACCTATTTATCCTTTAAGTCATCGACCTGTTTAGAAAGATCCTTGACTGCTTCAATCAAGAGTGGGATGAGTTTATTATAGTGAACACCCTTTGTACCATCAGGTTTAGTAGATACTGCCTCAGGCAGAACTTTCTCAACATCTTGGGCAATCACGCCAACATCATGACCCTTGTAACTCTTATTGCCTTCTTTCCAATCATACTCAGTGCCACGGATCTCCATGACTCTGGCGAGAGGATTTTCAAGAGTAGCAATATTTTCTTTGAATGAAAGGTCAGATGTCTGACCGTAGAAGGCAACAATATCGTCACATACATGGAGAGGACCACCACAATATGTGAATCCAGCACCACTCATGTATACATCACCAGAGAATGTGGTAAATCCTTGGAAGTTAACCTTCTCTCTAAATGTTACCTCTGCATCATATGCGGTGTTGGTTGCAATAGCAACGGAGAATCCAGTTGCAGCGTTAAGAACAAGGTCACCACATCCAGGATCAGTAGTAATCTCAGTCTTATTAGTGCCTACACCAGCACGAACACAGTTCAGTTTAGCACCTTGTGGGAATGTACCAGTGAAGTCAATAGTACCAGCAAGTTCAATGCTACCACTGGAAACAACATTACCAGTCAGGGTTACATCGTTAGTAAATGTAACTGGACCATCAAACTGTGAGAGGATATTCTGTTGCTCACCACCCTCAACATTCAGTCTCTGCTTAACAGTAACTTCGTCGAATACAACGGAGTTAGCAGATGGATCCTCACCAGTGATGGTAGGAATAGGAATATTGAAGGAAGATTCTTGACCACTGGCAGAAGAGATTCTCTTGTTACCAATGTAGAAGTCACCCTCGTTATTTAGACCAGTGTAAACAACTGTGCCGCAAGACTTCTCTTGTGCCTGTGACAGATACTCCTCAACTTGTGTCAGTGTTCTGTTCTGAACCTGAGGAAGTGCGGTGGAATAGTTACCAGGACCATAACCAAGATATTCAAAGGTGTGACCAGATGCACGGAGAATAGATGGTCTGCGTGTCTCTACTGCCAGAACATTCAGTTTTCTGACAGGAGCATGAGCACTGTGTGCTTTTGGAACTGTACCTAACTGACCACGAAGAACGGTCAGTGAGTCATTACCAGAACCAGCAATAGGACCAGAGATTCTTACAATCTCTTCATCAATCTCGACATAATCACCAAGAGTAAATCTTGCACCAGTGTTAATACCAGTAGCGTGTTGTACTGGGATCAGAGTATCAGTGTTGGTAACTGCTGTCTTAACTACAGCATGATCACCAGCATACAGACCCTTATATCTAGAACCGATTGCTTCATTGATACTTACAGTCTGCTCATTATCAGAGAATGCATGAGGTAAGATTTTGAACTGAGTAGTAAATCCAACATCATTAACAGTCTTCGCTTGGAACTCCTCAACATTATCTACAGAAGTAATGTAGAAATCACCAACCTTATTATCATTGTTATCTACTACAGTGAACTGCGAACCAGTTCTCAGACCATGTGGTGTCAGTGTACTAAATGTCGTGATACCTGTTGTATTGTCAAAGTGCGTGGATCCAATAGTAACAGAAGGTGCAATTCTATAGACATATTGACCAGTCAGTGTTGTTGGATCGCCAGCGGTACATGCCAGAGCAACAGAATCTTTAGTGGGAACATCAGTAATTCTGAAATATCCACCAGCAGTTGTACCAATACCTGTAACTTGTACAGTATCATCGTGGTTTGCAATCAGACCAGTGGTAGGAACACCAATCGATGCGCCACTAAAGTTCTCGGGGAACAGAGTTTCGCCACCAGCATAACCAGAACCAGGTGCCTGAAGTGTAAGACTACTGATATATGTGAGACCAGTACCAACAACAACTCTAGCAGTTGCACCGTTCCAGTTACCAAGAGAGTCTACAAGTTTAACATTATATTTGTCGGTGACAGCAAAACCTGCACCAGTACCATATGGAGAGAGATTCTCATATGCAATGAAACCATTAAAGTTATGCTGTTGAGTTAACTGAACTGTGCATACACCAGCAGATACTGGAGTGACACTAGATACACCATAACCAACACCAAACTTCTGTGCAAACTTATCGATCGCTTCTCTAGTGACAGAGTTAAGAAGACTGTTAGTATCTACTCTACCGATAGGTGCTCTTCTAGCAAAAGATACAGCAGCAGGAGGATTCTTTCTAATGTTATCTCTATCTAACTGTGGATAGAAATCAGTAATCTGCTGACTATATTTCTTGTCAGTAAATTCAGTTGGTGGTGCATAGTCAGATGCCAGAACTTCCAGCAGATATACACCATCACTCTCATCCTTGACATACTCAGAGACTACAGTAGATCTGTAGATATCAAAGTTACCTTTGTTGTCATTGACCGAGAACCTAGGTTGGAAAAGATCTCTGGTATGAGTGCTATCTACAAAATTACCCGTGTTCTTCTTATCACCATCGATATCAGTATTGCTGTATCTAAACTCCATAGAGTTTGGTACAGAAGTTACCTCGAAGAATCCATTATATCCTTTCTTATCTAATCCAGCAGTGTTATTACTGTCAAGAACATTCTCAACATGAACAATATCACCAACGGTAACACCGTGAGGTAATTCTGCTCTGACAGTGACAGTATCACTTACTTCACTACAGGTTGCAATGAATCCATAGTTTCTCTTGAAGTTTGTATCCTGAGCAGTAATTGTAGTTGCAGTAACATCAGATGTCTTAGCATAACCAGTCTGACCAGATCTTTGTAAGATGAATCCATCTACAGGATCTCTGGAGTTGATTGCCTCCTTAGGAATAACATAACGAACTTTATAAAGTTTGTTCTCAATACCTCTACGATCTTCAAATCTCTTGAAGTATGAAGGATCTGTTTCTACCTCACCGACTAATGCTTGGTTAGCTACGAGTTCTTGATAGATTCTATTATTGTCTGTAGAGTGAATGAACCAGTTATTCTGAGCGGGGTCATATTGTACAGGGTGTCCAATATCATTAGGACTCTTATCAGATACTCTAGACTCAACTCTTAACTTTGTGCCACCATAGATTTCGATGGGGATACCGTTAACAGCGTTAGAGAATGTCGATGCAATCTTAATCTCTGTAGCACTGACTCTAATACAATAGTATACAACATTAGGAGACAAACCTTCTGGCAGGTCACCATCATCACTGAATACTCTGATAGTTTCACCATTAACAAAACCACGGTCTTCAACCGTCATTTCATAATTAGTGTTCGGTGCCGATGCTGTAGCAAACTTAGTACCAGCATAGTCACCAATGATTGCAGTAGCAACACCAGTGAGAGTATTCTGACCCATATAAACAGGTGCTTCAAACTCTGTGCCACCAATAGAAACATATAGTTTCTCGTTCAGATTAGCACCAATTCTAAAACCTTG